TTTTAACTTTTGAAGTTCCAATAACAAAAGGAGATTTTGTAATTGTTGTATCTGAATTAAATACAGGATCTTCATTTGTTGTAAAGACCAGCTCTGGTTTGCTTACTTTTTGGCCTCCTGCTTCATACCAGAGACTGTCATAGTCATTTCCCCAATCAAGATAAACTAAATTATCTCCATAAGTTATCATTTCAAGTTCAACAGAGAATGCACGGTATTTAATTGAAGCATCACCAAAATCATACCAATTAGATTCCCATATATTTTCTTTTTGAGCGTTATATTCTGCAGTTGTATAATTTATAACATCTTGATTGTTTGCTGTGACAGTCCATTCTTGTGACCAATAAGGAGCACCTGACCATACCTGAAGATGCACAAGATATCCTTTGGCACCAACTGTTCTTGCATTTGATTCATTGCCTGAAAGAAGCCATGAGGGCTTTGTACCAAATATAATATTACCTTCAGCATCTGTATCACCTGCAGTGAATTGATAAAGATATTCTTTAGATGAATCATTTGTTCCACGAAAACTTATTTGTCCTGTTTTTTGATGAAGCACAATTCCTCTTGTAGGAATATCATTACCTCGTCTGGGATAGTGACACCAATATTCATTTTCTTTATCAGAATAAACTGCAAAAGACTTAGCCAAAGAAGCAACATTTATTCTTTCAAGCTCTTTACTAATCTTATTTGATAAATCTCTAATAGTTATCAAAGAGCCACCATCTAAGCCACCTTGCAAAACAAAGAAGCCATATCTTGATAAAAAGACAATGCCTACGTTAGGAACCAGCTTAATTGTATTAATTGCCTTAGTACCTACATTAGAAGTTAAGTTAGATACTGTATATGAAGTCCCAGAAGGCCGAATGATATCAATTGCTCTTTCTCTGAAAACAATCAAGTTGTTATAGTAAGCTTGTAGTTTTGTGATATGACCACCGGTGGTGTTTCCAAGTTCAAAATAAGAAAATGTGCCAAACTGTTCTGGAATGCCTTTGTCTGAATAGATGATGCGTGTGGGATGTGAGCCACCACCTGCAAGCCACATACGACCATCCCAGGCTTCACCTGTAATATAACCAGAAGAAATAATATCTGAATCTGTAAGAGCAGGAGCTTCTACAATTAAAGAGCTATCAGGTACAATGTCAATTATTTTTGTTGTGCTATTATCTCTGATTGTTAAAGTTTCGTAAAATATCTGGTCTCTTGCATTTGCATCAACAGTTGATCTTTGATTTTTTGTGCGATATATTTTTCTGGCAACACATCCTTCAGGTCCTATTGGAATATCTGAAAGAAATACACCAAACTTCTTTTGATTGTTTGTTGCTGTCACCTGCCACGATTCTGTAGCAATTGAGCCAAGAGGAGATTCTGCACCTGTGTCCAATATAAAAGACATTCTCCAACTAAAACGAGAAGTATCGTTTTGTTCAACATCTCCTAAGCCAATAGTTGAATTACCTGCAAAGCTTGGTGCTGCTGTATTTTGTTCGAGCGTTGGTAAGACAGCTGAAAGATATGTAGGCTTAATATCAATCGAATCAACTGTTGCTGTTGGTAGCAAAAAGCCAAAGTCTCTTGTTTTCTGTCTCCCGTAGAACCAGATAGGCTTATCAACACCATTCAGTATAAGAAGTTTATTGCCATACGGTATATACTGTGTTCCTGCTTCATTTTGTTTTGGAATGTGTCTTCCGGTCTGAAGAACATAGGCGTCAGCATTATATGCAGGTGATAGAGCACCTTTGTTTCCTAAGACATAATAAAGTCTTCCACCTTGCTCTATAAGATAATAAGACTGCTCATCATTTTGTTTGTGCCAAATATAGAAAGAATCTATTTTCTCTTCTAACATAATACGAGCAAGACTACCTGCAGCAAGTGGCTGATTAGTAAATGTATCTGGTGCTCTCCACCAAGGCTCTAGCCCTCTGTCACACAACCAGCCAAAGCCTTTAGGATCTTGCCTGAAGTCTCTAATATCTTCAGCACCTTCACCTTCATCGCTCCAGTTCTGATTGATATCAGGCGCACCGGTAAATTTAACTATGTTTCCTTTAACTGCCATAATCAGCCTCCTGTGCGAAGTGAATTGTAATCATAATAAAAAGGACGACCAGAAACTAATCCAAACTGTCCTCTCTGAATAAGAGAATCGATATGGTCTGTATAGCGTCTTTCTAACTGCTTAATTTCTTTTTCTATTTTTCTTTCATAGTTCTGTGCCTGAGATAACTGTCCTACTTTTTCGTATATAGTTGCAAGTGCCTGATAAACAACAAGCTGATGGAATTCATAAGGCATCTCAGGTGAATCTGTTGCAAAGCCTAAATGTGAAGGCTTGTAATAATATCTTGCGACACCGTATCTTAAAAAGTCCTGAGGTACTTTAGAATAATCGTTTGTTGCTGCAGCCTGTGCGACTGCTTCGTCGAATGCATCAACACGAGGATAAGGTCGAATACGATTATACTGACCGTCCTGTTCAATATAGACAGTATTACCTGGATCTATCTGATTGAAGTTTGTTATATTGACTGAGGCAGCAGTATCAGCAGCAGTCACAGCATCTAAGTATGTAGAAGTATTTCTTGTAGCACTTCCTCCAGGATTGTTAAATGTTCTCCAAACTGGAAGACCTAATCTTTCGCCTGTCGTTCTGTTGAAGTTTGCATTCCAGAAAACAATCTTTTGAAGTCCTTCGAACTGAGAGGGCTGTGTATCTTTTGTTTGAAAAACATCTGCAACTATGTCCTGGTCGTCCCAAGATTTGAAGCCGATTGTTAAGGTATTGAAGCCTCCTTGACCTGCATCAAACTTAACTATAGCAGGCTCTGAAAGAGAGCCAACCTGACCGTCTCGTAGAAAAGCCCAACATACTTCTAAATAACTGTTTACAGGAAAAGAATTGACACCTGGATCATCAACTGGTGTGAGAAGAATATTCTGTGCTTCAGGAACATAAAAAGAAGGAGACCATACATAAGCCTCAGCGTACGAAGCTTTATAGTCCATTCTCAGATTTAGTTGTTCATCTTTTCTTGCCATGAGAGAGATTAGTTTTCCATAAGGAGGAAGAACACCAGCACCATTATTTGAATGTGGCTTATCTCTATGCGCAAGTGTTAGCAATTCTATACAATCGTGTGGAAGATCATAATATCTGCGTTTGATATACCAGTTTGTTGTTCCAGCAGGTGGAGGTACTGGTCCGTGATATGGCTCATCTAAAAGTATTTCTTGATTTGAAACAACTTTAGATATTCCATATTCGTAGTCCTCTAATGTTATAAACTGACCTTCAAAGTTTTCAACTGTTAGTCTGTCCATTGGAACTGAAAAGCTTATTTGTCTAGAGCCACGAACTGGTGTTGTTGTGACTGATGTGACAGGAGCTATAACATCTCTTGTAGGGAGAATATCAGGTATAAACTTGAAGTTATATTCTTTTGTTGCAAAGTTCCATCGTTTCTTTGTCCAGATCGTATTATATGCATCATTTAGAAGTTCATCTAATTGATCGTTATATTGTTGCAATTCTGGAGAATAATCAGTAATATTTTTTACTTTTTGTCTGAGAGCTTTTAAGTTAGCCATGTTTTCTCCTCAATGAAAAAGATTTGTTCCATCCTATTATATATATCGAATGAAATAAATATTCCAAAAAAAATGCCCCAAGCCCCGACCAAGCGGGGAGGGGCAGAAAGGAATTATCATCTTCCACTAATGTGGAAAATATGCACCTTTTAATTAGAAGCGACCGATAACGTAGACGGTGGTAAGACCAGGGCTTGCAGGTCTGTCCTCCATGCACTGAGCAACAGGCACGGATTCTGAAAGCGGAGCAGCTGGAGCAACATCGTCTAACTGGCCATCGGTACCGGTGAGGTAAAGAGCGTTGCCTTTAGCAGCACTTGCGGCGACCTGAGCCTCGCAGATACCACGAATACAAGCATCAAAAGTCTCACCAGCAGCAGCAGCTGTTAGTGCAATACCGACAGCAAAAACGGTGTCATTGGAGCCTGTGCCAGCAAGAGCACATTTGATTCCTTTGTCACCATCAGCGGTCTGAGAAGCGTCAAGTGAGACAACCTGACCGATAGCAATAGCTTCAGTAGCAATGAAGGTCTCAACTTTACGTCTGTTTAGTGAACGGACGCCAACAGCTTCAGCGGCTCCACCAGGGAGAGCTGAATATGCTGAGGTCTCTAAATACTGGATAATATCAGTTGTAGCCATTT